AGAGCCAATTTACAGTGCCTATTGTCATCCTGACCGATAACGCGCAAGCGCTATCATCCAGAAGGCAAAACGTTGAGTGAGGCACTAAATCTGTTGTCCTGGACCTGATTGTTTTATACACCTGCCTATATGCAGGTGTTTTTTTTTGCCCATACCCCGGCATCCTTTGAGCTGCAGATGTGTTGGCTGCTCTTAGTCACCCGAATCACTGACTTAAGTCAGCTCATCGGGATTCCTGCGTTTGCCGCCTTTGTGGGGGAGTGATCGTTTTGGCACGGTGAAGGGATAGACCTTGAAACGCTGGAAGCCTTGTCAGGTCTGAAAAATTGATGATTTTCTGATTTGGCATCGCATTCAAAAATCTGAGTTTAAATTGATGATTGTGCGATCGTTTTGACACTATTGTGAATTGAGTTTAAAAGGCATTTAAAAAGCTTCTAATAAAAAATGAGATACCTCTGTGAATTACCCAGTTTTCTTCTGTTCGTTCGATACCGGGCTTAGGTTATCTTCTTTGCCGCCTGGTGCTTGCGCACGTTTGATGCTTTCAATCCCATCCAAAATCTCTCTATCAATTTCCGCATTCCCGCTTTCTAGTCCCATCAACAGAACCGAACGGAGCGTGCCCTTTAACGTGTTCCGTGTTTGAAGCTTCTCTATAGCCTCTAGGGCGGCGTCAACGTCGTCTTGCTCTATGGTTGCAGGACTAGACGCAAGTAATAACTGGATGGCGTTTTCAATGCCTTTCCTATGGAACAGGCGGATAAGGCGCTGCGCCTCATCGGTTGAAAGTGAATGAAAGATATCCATCCAGGCGTTAGCCAGTTTGCTTGTTTCATTACTCGTATCGACATGAACAACTTGCACATTTTCATTGCTCAAATTTGAACTTAAATCTTTATTAGGAGTATCACCAGCTAACCAGTCTAGGCTAACCCGTTCTTTATTTGCTATGAGCTGTACAGCCTTAAGTGCTGGTTCAGTGCCCTTGGTTATGTAGTTGTTCAGAGTTGAAACAGACAACCCCCATTCAATCGCCGCAGCGCGCACGCTTCTATTGCCTATCAACTGTAGCAATCTTTGTTTAAAGCTTTCTTTTCTATCACCAGGAAAAGAAACATCTTCAATAGATTTGTTATTCATTTGCTATTCCACTTAACCAATTGATTTCAATAATTAAATTCTAATTTGAGCAACCAAACCCAAAAGAAAATGAATTTTCTGCTCAAATTTGCTTTACGCAGTGCCTATTTGGATCAATACTTATCCACACAGATAACCCGCGTAGCTTATCCGCGCGGATAACCTTTGAGAGTATCGCAAACATGACTCACTTTGAAGCAAAAGAGGATTGGCACCGCATCGACATCGTCGCCGCGCTGCACAAGTCAGGCGTCAATATGCGCGACCTGTCTATTAAAGCGGGACTGGCCCCGGATACGCTGAAAAATGCGCTGTCTCGTCCCTACCCAAAAGCCGAGCGCATTATTGCTGCGGCCTTGGGAACAAATCCGGCTTGCATCTGGCCAAGCCGCTACCCTGAACAACGTAAGGCGTCTTGATTATGTATTTCAGCGTGAATGAACTGGTGGGTGTTGCTGGATTGCCTGGCACCGCCCAGGGCGTAAGAGCCGCACTTAAAAAATTAACTGGGACGTCACCTGAGCTTGTCCGCAAGCGTCAAGGCAGCAAAGCGTTTGAATACAATATTGAATGTCTGCCAGCGATGGCGCAGGAAGCATTGAAAGACCTGCACTTCAAAAAGCTGATGGAAGAAACGCCAGTCAAATCACCCGCCATCAAAGCGAAGGTGGAAGCGACCAAACGTAAAGAACTCGAAGTGATGCGCCAGTGCCCGGCTTTACTTGATCGCGAAGTGGCAGCACTGACCCAAAAGCAAAAACAAATCGCCGATGCCCGCGCCACGCTTGCGCAGGAAGTCTTACGGATGCGCGAAGCAGGATTGTCACGCGCGGCAGCGGTTGAAATGATTGCGGAAGCATCACGCAATGGCTCTTTGCCGCTGCGTATCCAGTCGGCGGCAGACGTTGCCAATGCACGGCGCGGCGTGAAACGAACTGGCGTCAGCGCCCGTCGTTTGCAGGGCTGGCTATCGGTCTACATGAGCACACAGTCAGGAAGCGAACGGCTGGCCTTGCTGGCACCCGGTCATACAAAAGAGAAACGCCCTGAAGATATCGGCTGGTTCTATACCCTGTTTATGCCGCACTACCGCAACCAGAACGGGCCGAACCTGCGCGAAGCCTACCGCTCATTTAGTGACGAGTGGCGCGAAATTTATCACGATCAGCCAGCCATGCTGGAGACGTTGCCGTCTTATTACGCAGTGCAACGTCTGGCAAATAAGTTGTCTTTAAAAGAACGCGTTATCGGTCGCGTGACCGGTTCGGCGGCTCGTGCTTACGATGTTTACCAGAAGCGTGACTGGGAACAGATGCCAGTTAACGGCATTTGGATTTCGGACGGTAAATCACTGAACATGAAAGTTGCGCACCCGTTCCACGGTCGCCCGTTTACGCCCGAACTGACGCTGGTTATCGATGGCCGCACGCGTTACATCGTCGGCTGGAGTCTGTCGCTCTCAGAAAGCGCCATCGCGGTGGCCGATGCCTATCGCCACGCCATGAAGCATCACGGCAAACCGTTATTTGTTTATTCAGATAACGGCGGCGGTGAAAAGAACAGAATGTTAGACGCCGACATTACCGGTATTTTCCCGCGTCTCGGCATTCAGCACATGACTGGTATTCCGGGCAATCCGCAGGCGCGCGGCATCATTGAACGTCTGAACGGTGTTTTACCACGCCGCCTTGCTATGCGTTTTCAAACCTATAACGGCCTGAGCGTTGACCCTAATGTTGCCCGTCTTAATGGCCAGCACCTTAACAGTCTGAGCAATGCCCTTCGCGACAATCGCGAACTGACGGCCCAGAACAAAAAGACCCTCCAGAAATTGCCAACGTGGCGGCAACTGGTCGACGCGGTTGAAGAAGAAATCGCAAAATACAATACCGGGCACGAGCACAGCGAATTACCGAAGGTAAACGGGAAACATATTTCCCCCGCTGTTTATCGCAAGGCATTGTTAGAAAAAGAAGGCGACAACATTGAATACCTTTCCGAAGGTGAATTACGCGAAATGTTTATGCCGCAGGAAATACGTGTCGCCCAGCGCGGTTGGATAGAATTAGAGAATAACCAGTATTTCCACAAAGATTTAATTAACGTCGACGGCGACAAAGTGCGCGTCGCCTTCGATATCCATGACCCCAGTGAAGTGGTCATCCGCAAGATGGACGGCAGTTTCGTTTGTGTCGCCGTCTGGAACGGCAACAAAGCCAGCCCAGTGCCGGTGGCGAAAGTCCAGAAAGCGCAGGAAGAACGCGTCAAACGCATGATTGCCCTGAAACAGAAAGGTATCAGAGACGCAGAAGACGAACTACGGCCAGCCATTGCGGCCCAACCGGAAACGGATTTTAGCCGATTTATGCCAGCGGCACCGAACCAGGACAAAGAGCAAGTCTACATATTTAACGCAGACTTAGACGACGATTTAAGAAGCGGCACGCATCGCTAGGAATTAAAAAATGAATACTCACGAAAACTTATCACGCCTTATGGCGCGGAAACATTACAGCCAAAGTAAAGTTGCAGCTAAAACCGGATTAAGTACGGCGGTTATTTCCCAATATATTAACGGCAAATATACCGGCAGTATTTCAGCGGTCGAACATGCTATTAATGAATTTATTAGTCGTGAAGAAGAAAAAGAACGCAACCGCACCGTGCGTGTCGGTTATGTGCCGACACGACTGGCTAAGCGCTGCATTGAAATCATGCGTAATACCCAGTTAGACGGGGACATTGGCGTCATTTATGGGTCGGCGGGTCTGGGTAAGACGATGGCCATGCGTGAATACGCATCACGCGATCAAAGCGCCATTCTGATTGAAGCTGATCCGGGTTTCACAACCAAAGTATTGTTAGAAGAACTGTGCATCAAACTGGGTGTGAACAAGCGCGGCAACATTCACGAACTGTCAGAGAATTGTATTAATGCCCTTCGCGATACCGGCAAAGCCATCCTGATTGACGAGGCCGAGTTATTGCCATACCGCGCGCTGGAAGTGTTGCGCCGTATCCACGACAGAACAGGCGTCGGCATCGTTCTGGCCGGTATGCCTCGCCTGTTGCTGAACCTGAAAGGTCGTCGCGGTGAATATGCGCAGCTTTATAGCCGCGTGGGAATGGCCCTTGATTTAGACGCCAATATTAAACGTGCAGACTTTGACGACATTCTGGCCAATATGTTGCCTGAAGACGATGACGGTGAAGTTAATGTCGATGCCCCGTTATTGGATGCGTTTTATAAAGGTTCAAAAGGTAATTACCGACGTTTATTCAAATTGGCGCGCGGTGTTGTTCGTGCGGGTCAAATCGATAATCAAGGAATTTCGGTCAAGCTGGTCGAAGAATATTCAAAAATGCTGATTAATTAATAAGGGTTTAATTATGCTTAATCAATTCGAAGCAATTAATAAAGCACGCGCAGAACTGGAAAATCAGGGATGCAGCGTCGTCACCTGCAAACGCCGGGCCGCGCGCCCGGTAATCACGGCGCAAGCGCCAAACGACCAACCGGCCTGGCCGTTTATCTCAGTCGAAGTGAAGGAGCACGGCGTTAAGCGCACCGTGCGCACATCTCGCGTTCACGATTGCCAAATCATCTGGCAATAAAAGGAGTCATTACTATGGCAGTGAAAATAACCATCATTGTTAATCATGTGGGTAAAAATCAAATTGATTTTGAAACCACAATGGCAATGTCGAAAGACTCAACCTGCATCCATGAATTGGAAGCCGCCGATGAATTAAAAAATAATCTGGAAACTTATTTTAAAGGGTTCTGCGAAAAAAATATTTCTACAACTACCAACGGAGATAATAACAATGTCCACTAATAAGCAATTCACCGAACAAAACGCGCCCGCAGGTTACTGGGTTGACGCTAAAGGCGTAATGACACCAGAAAGCCTGATTAAAGATATCGACAAGGCGCGTGACAGTCTGGTGGCGGAGTTGGTCGCCAAGGCCGAGGCCGTCAGCGAAGTATTGAGCAACTTTAAATTAACAGCGTTTGCCGATATCGCGGCGTTTGTTGATCTTTCCGCGAATGAATACGGCGTTAGCCTGGGCGGCAAAAAAGGCAATGTCACCCTGTATTCATTCGACGGTAAATATAAAATCCAGCGCGCCATGCAAGACCGACTGGCCTTTGACGAGCGTTTGCAGTCAGCAAAAGCCCTGATTGATGAATGCCTGAATGAATGGGTAGACGGTGCCCGCCCTGAAATTCACACCATCATTAACCGCGCGTTCTCTACCGACAAAGAAGGCGACATCAATACCGGCGCTGTGCTGGCCCTGCGTCGGTACGAGATTGAAGACGAACGCTGGCAGCGTGCCATGAAAGCCATCGGCGAAGCCGTCCAGGTCGTTGGGAGTCGTTCATATATTCGCGCTTATAAACGTGTCGGTGACACTGACCAATATGCGCCAATCCCTTTAGATATCGCGGGGGTTTGAGATGAATAAAATTGATGACCGGAAGGTCAGAAATAACTTCGCGACTTACGCACTCGGCGCAACCCGTGCCGAACACCGCAGCGAGTATTCCACCGCTGCGAGCCTGTGGGATAAGGCGATTAAAAGCAATTGCAGCGCGGCGAAGCTGTTCTGGGCAATCAAACGCGCTAAGTTTTGCGAAGCGGCGGCAAAAATGGGCTGGAGACATCCGAATGGGCGCGAAACAGTTTAACTCACGGTATCAGGTCGGAAGCCACTTTATTTACCAGCCGTCAAAAGCATTACGCGGCGGGAAGATGGTTAAGACGGTGGATGTTGCGCGTGATATGCGAAAAACGGAAGGTTTTAAAGAATCGACAGTTGTCGAAATTAATTTAGAGCCTTATTTCGCAAACGTGGATTCATTAACCCCGACACGCTGACTTTAAACAGCATTTAAATCTTATTTAATTATGGCGTAAACCCGCATGGGTAGGCTTACGCCATAATCTGAGGTTCATAAATTATGGATAAAGATAAATATCTTCAGAAAATTAAAAAGCTTCTGAATTTAGCGAAAAAGAGCAGCAATGCGAATGAAGCCGCAAACGCCATGCGTCAGGCTCAAAATTTGATGAAAGAGCACAGCCTTACTGCGACAGATGTTGACCTGATGGAAATTAGGCAGGCCAATTCAGCGGGCGCGCCATCAAATGCAGAAGCTATTCCCAAATACATGGGGAATCTTGCGGCGGTTATTTGTTGGGCGTTTGGTGTGAAGTGTTTTCACGACTATAAAAGTGTTTTTCCACCAAAGCGCATGGTGGTTTTTTATGGCCCAAACGAACGCCCTCAGATTGCGGCCTACGCCTTTGACGTTCTCATGCGTCAAATGATGAAAGCCCGCAAAGAATACCGCTCCAGTATGCGTAAAAGCATTAAAGCCAGCACCAAAACCGCGCGGGCTGATACTTTTTGCGAAAACTGGGTGTTAGGTGCATATCAGGCGGTCGATGATTTTGCCGTAACTCAGAAAGAAAAAGCCCTGATGGAAATTTGCCGCCGTAAATTAATGGATGATACCGGGCTAAAAACTGGCGAACTTCGCGAAGCCAAACCTTGTCGCGGCAGTGATGACGCCGCTGAAGCCGGATATAGGGCCGGACTGAATGCCAAATTGCACCACGGCGTCAATGGGGCGGGTACGCCTCAACCCTTGAGAATTGGAGGTGTTAAGTGATTTTACTCGTTAAGGGTTGCACGTACATGGACAACGGCACTGTGCGCACCTATTCGCTATCAGACGCCAGCACCGTTGTCGAACTTACCAATTTGCCGGGGAAAATGCGGTTCAGGTTCTTTGATCCGCGCAACCGTACTGTCTTTACAAATGCGACCAAACAGGCCATGAAAAAGGCCGTTGACCAGCATAAAGCCCGCTGGAGGATTTCATAATGTACGGTCTGTTTCTGATGGTCTGTTACACCTTCCAGCCGTGCGACTACCAGCCGCAAGGCTACGTTTACCCCGATTATGCCAACTGCGCCGAAGACATTCGCCAGCAACATTTACCGGCTGGTTATACCTGTTTGCCGGTCGACGCTGTCATTCCGCATGAGGGAAATGCAGATGATTAATATCGCAATTTCGCTCTATCTGGTCGTGGCCATTTTGAGCTTTATCCGTAACTGTTTGTCCGATAGAAAAAAACACCCAGATGAAAGGGGCGGCGCTGCCACTGCTTGTTTTGATGCGGTGCTGTGGCCCGCTATCGTGGCTGTTTTCTTTGCTGTGCTGCCGGTTTTATTTATTGAATGGGTATACACAAAAATCGTGGGAGACGGGTTATGAGCAATCTCAATCTCAATACCAGAACCAACGCAACGGTCAGGTTGACCATTGAATTATCAAATCTGGGTTCATGGGGGGCTGACTGCCCCGTTGCGCAGGTTTATAAACAAGCGTTAGTCGAAGCTGAAAACAATTTGCGTAAAATGTTTAGTGGCAATAAAAACGCCAGAATCATTGGTAATGCGGTCGTGATTGCGATCACAACTGATGTCGAGGTGAAGCCATGAGCAGGAATAATCAGTATGTAGATCACCTTAAAACGGGCCGTAGCCAACTGAAACGTCTGGCAACCATTGAGCGTCACTTATACGAAATGGCTGAAGCATGGGATGATCTCGACAACGGCATGAATTCAGATTTGTATCAGCTTATAGAGCGGGTGTGTGCGTCTTCCGGAGAGCTTAAAGAGCTTATAACTGAATGGAAATCCAGCCATGAATGGGACGGTGAATAATGCGCAACCTTATCCGCATCATCCACACCGGCAAATCAAAATTGGGCTGGGATGATGACACTTACCGGGGCGTACTGGCCCGCATCACTGGCCACCGCAGCGCGTCAGATTGCAGCGAAGCGGAGCTGGAACGCGTCATCGGTTATATGCGTGAGCAGGGTTTTACGCCGGTTAAACAGGCGGGTCGCCGCCCTAACGTTGCCGTCGGTCGCAAGGGCATGGTTAAGAAAATTGAAGCCATGCTGGCCGAAGCCGACCGCCCCTGGTCATATCTCGACGGCATTACCGAACGCATGTTAGGCGAGAAAAAGCCGTTTGAATGGCTCAACGACGATCAGGTGCGTAAGGTTATGCAGATGCTTATCGTTGAAGCCAAACGGCATGGGAGGCATAAATGAGACACGCGCAGCCCGATTTAGAACAAGTCAAAGACCTGTTACCCGAATCCGTGCAACACATCGCCCAACTGATTGGTTTTCCCGCAACGGGTAAATTAATCGACCGGTTCGGCGGCGTGGTGTTTCCAGTCGGTAAAGGGCTGCGCGGTGCGGGACACGTCCGCATCGAACTTTTACAGGAGGTATTGACACCGGAGCAAGTCATGCTGATTATTCAGCACTTCGGCGGCGAAAGGTTGTATATTCCCCGTTGTCAGGAAGCGTGGCGCGCATGGCGTAACCGGTGTTTTCTTGCTGACCTTGACCAACTATGTGATGCGGGCGAATCCATCACGATGGCCCTGACGCGGATTTGCCCGAAATACGGCATTGCATCGACCCGCGCCTGGGAACTTCTGAAAGCCCGTTCAAATGACGTTGATCCGCAACAAAAAAGCCTGTTCTGATAATTACCCACTACGCCCCCGTTAGGGGCTTGCCCGTACAGCGGCGCACACAATAACCCTCATCTTTTGATGAGGGTTTTTTTATGTCTTCTTATTCATTTAGCCAGCGCAGTGAAACCAATCTGAAGGGAGTTCATCCCGACTTAGTTGCCGTAACGCGTCGCGCGTTGCAGCTTTCCCCCGTTGATTTCGGCATCACCGAAGGTCTGCGCACAGTGGATCGCCAGAAACAAATGGTTGCCCAGGGCAGCAGCCAGACAATGAACAGCCGCCACTTAACCGGGCACGCGGTCGATGTTGTAGCCTACGTTGGCAGTGCGGTGTCTTGGGATTGGCCGCTCTATGAACAGATTGCCGGGGCGTTTAAGCAGGCCGCCAGCGAACTGTCGACCCCGATTGAATGGGGGGGCGACTGGAAGACACTTAAAGACGGGCCGCATTTCCAGCTACCTTTTGCCACTTACCCGGCCTGACACCATGAGGGGCGCACGTCTTTTGGAAATCATTACTAACCCGCAGGGACGCGTTTCAACGTCAGATTCGACGCTGGTCGGCGCGTTCCTCGTCAGTTCAATTGTGCTTGTCTGGTGCGCAGCGACGCATCAGATGAATGATTTGTTGTTCGGTGCCTACTTAGGTGCATGGGTCGCGCACAGCGGCGTTTCTCGTTTCGGTGCAATCCAGCAAGATCGCATCAAAAAGGAATTCGACCGACCTGCGCCAGGCGCACCGAAGGAGGCACCACACGATGAGTCTGTTGTTAAGCATCCTTAAAAAAGCCTGGCCAGGCATCGCGATTTGTTTCGCGTTGGGGCTTGCTGCCTGGGGATTGCATCACGTTGGGTATGCCGCAGGTAATGCAGAGGCGACCAGCAGTTACAAAACGAAATTAGCCGAAAAACAGTCCGCATGGGACACCGAACGCCGCCAGCTTGCCGAAAGTAATCAGGCCGCGCTCAAAACCGCGCTGGATGCCCGCAATGCAGAAGCCGAACGCGGGCGTGCATTAGCGCAACAGCTTGAACAAAAACAGGCTGATTTAGTTCAGCTTCAGCAAAAATTGAGTCAGAAGGAAATTGAAAATGCGACCTTACGCGATGGTGCTGGCTATACCGGCATTGGGCCTGACAGCCTGCGCCTCTACCTTGCCGCCCTCGGCTACCCCGACGATCAATCCGGCGGTCGTCGTGACGCAGTGCCAAAAACCACCAGTGGAAATGCTGTCGGTTCCACCGATGCCCGCACCGCCAAATACGGATTAACGCCGCAGGCGCTTTTGTCTCACATCAAACGTTATGGCCAGTGGTGTCTCACACTCAAAAACAAGCTGGAGTCGCTCAATGACTACTATGACGGAGATCGGAATGAGCCTTGATATGGCCTTCAACCTTGCCGTCGCCATTATTTCGGCATTGGGCGGCTGGTGGCTGAAGAACATGCAGGACGAGATGAAACGACTCAGGGATGACCAGGCGCAAATTCGCCAGGATTATCAGCGGCGCGATGATGCCCGCTCTGACCGCGAAACTTTTATGCAACTGCTTTCAGACATCAAAAACACGATGGGCCGCATTGAAACAAAAATCGATAACAAAGCGGACAAAACATAAGTGAGGGATCCAATGGGCAAGCGTCAGCACGCCAGACGCGGCGAAACGCCGGAACTGGCGGAGTTACGCAAGATTAGCGCGCAACTCGACGGAGTCGAAAACAGCATGGACGCCATCCTACAGGCCGCAACCAAAAGCGGTGCTATTGCAGGCGCGGCGGCGGGGGCTGTTTCGGGGGGCATTATCTCGGCGGGCATTTTGTTGATCCGCGCAAAACTGGGGTTCTGATGGCGCATCCGAAAGAAACACGCGACGCCGTTCGTCGCTCATACGTCTTTCAAAATCTGTCGCTTGAAATGTCGGCGCTGCAAAACGGCGTCAGCTTCGCGACGGCATCGCGCTGGAAGAAAGACGCGAAAGAAGCCCAGGACGACTGGGACATGTTGCGAAGCGCCAACATGATCGCCAGCGGTGCCCCGGAAGATTTAAGCCGCGCCATCCTGAACGGTCTGATGACTCAGTTTCAGTTCACGATGGAAAAGCTGAACAACGGCGACGACATCCCGCCAGAAAAGCGCGTCGCGCTTCTGGCCAGCCTGTCGGATTCGTACAACAAAGCTATCGCTGCCAGCAAGAAAATCCTGCCGGAAACTAGCGAGCTGGCCATTGCCATGAAGACGGTCGAAGACCTGGCCGCATTTATTCAACAGCATCACCCGAAACACGTCGCCGCCTTTTTGGACATCTTGCCGAACTTCGGCGAACAACTGGAGAAACGCTATGGGTAAGAAATTAATCGAAGTAAACGGCTCAACGTCCGTTCTGGCCAGCGACGTGACGCGGGTCTGGGTGGCGAATAGCGGCGACGCTTACGTCAAAACGTCAGACGGTGACACGCATCAGATTGATCGCGATGCGTATGAAACGCCGTTCGCCGCGAAACTACGCATTGAAAAACAGATTAATGAGGCGCTGGCATGAGTGACGATGAAGTGACCCTGGTGTTGTTTAAAGGCGTGATTGCCGACCTGCCCGCCGAACAGCAGGACACCGTCCGCGCCTGTGCCAATAAAATTCGCGAACTTGTGGCCCGGTATCCGGGCGGCGAAGCCGTGCTGGCCCTTGGTCTTGTCGGCGCTGAACTGCAATTGGCGCACGGTTAAACGGGGTTTAAAGATTCTTTATGGCCGCTAAGTTTTCCATTCGCGATTTTCGCACCTCGTTAGACGAACTGGCGTCCAGCCTGCGCCGCACGATTGAAGCGGAATGCGCCGGTTTTGATACCAGCGCCGAGGCAACCGCCGCGCGGCGGTTACGGGTATTTAACCCCGTTGACGGTTACGGCTATTTCGTACAGGAATATTTTCCACATTACGTTCGTCATTCCGACCCCAGCGAATTACATGTCTATTTGTTCAACCGCTTGCCGCAGATTGTCGCCAGCCCCAAAGGCGAACACGACGCCATCGCCGCGCCGCGCGGTGAAGCCAAATCGACGCTGGTCAGTCAGTTGTTCGTGATGTGGTGCATTATTTTAGGGATTAAGCACTACCCGGTCATCGTAATGGACAGCATTGATCAGGCGTATCCGATGCTGGAAGCCATCAAAGCGGAGCTGGAATTTAACCCGCGCTTGCTGGCCGATTTTCCTGAAGTGTGCGGTCAGGGCCGCGTATGGCAGATGGGGACAATCCTGACCCGTAACGACATCAAAGTGCAGGTGGCCGGTTCGGGTAAAAAGCTTCGCGGTCTGCGTCATGGCCCGCACCGCCCCGACCTGGTCGTGCTCGATGATATCGAGAATGACGAACAGGTGCGCAATCCCGATCAGCGAGACAAAACGGAAAACTGGCTGAAGAAGACCGTTTTGCCGTTAGGCGGCGCGGGGGCAAAAATGGACGTCGTCTACATCGGGACAATCCTGCATTACGATTCTGTTTTATCGCGCACTCTGACAAACCCGATGTGGCGGTCTAAGCGATTTAAAGCCATCCGCCGCTGGCCGTTCAATATGTCGCTGTGGGATACCTGGGAAGAATTGTTACGCAACGAAGGCGAAGACGCCGCCCAGCAGTTCTACAACCTTCACAAACGTGAGATGGACGAAGGCGCGATTGTGTCCTGGTCAGCGCGTCCGATTCTGGCCCTAATGCTGATTCGCGCGCGCGACGGTCATTCTACTTTTGATTCCGAATACCAGAATGACCCGGTCAGCGGTGAAGACGCCATCTTTGCGACCTGCATTCACTTTTGGGTTAACCGGCTTAACGAGTGGCTTTTTTACGGTGCCTGTGACCCCAGTCTGGGCAAGAACGGCGGAAGTCGTGACCCTTCGGCCTTACTGGTTGGCGGGTTCAACCGCTCAACCGGCATTCTGGACGTGGTCGAAGCCGCTATCCGTAAACGCCTGCCTGATAAAATCATCAGCGACGTTATCGATTTACAGCGTGAATACCAATGCTTGGTCTGGGGTATTGAGTCGGTACAGTTTCAGGAGTTCTTACGCACCGAACTGGTTAAACGTTCTGCGCAATTAGGTATCCCGGTTCCGGCGCGTGCGGTTATTCCACACACGGACAAACTCTTACGCATTGAGTCGCTACAGCCGCATATGGGAAACGGTTTGATCCGTCTTCACCCGTCGCAGTCAACGCTTATTCAACAGCTTCGCCACTTCCCCAAAGCTGACCACGATGACGGCCCGGATGCGTTACATATGCTCTGGGCGCTGGCCGTCACCAGTGCGCCGGTCGGTGAATACCGGTCACTTTCAGGCGGTCGCAGCGGCGGACGCACAGGATTTTCTAAAGGAGGCTGGTAATGGGCCAGTTAGTCGACGTCTACGGCAATCCGTTGTCGAAAAAAACGCTGACCGTTCAGCAGTCAGATACCGAATCCATCATGCGCCAACAATGGGCGGAACACCCGTCTATGGGCGTGACGGTTCAGCGGCTTTATCGGATGTTTGCCGAAGCCGAACAAGGCAACCTGACGCGTCAGGCCGACTTTTTCACTGACATGGAAGAACGCGACGGCCATATTTTTGCGGAACTGAGCAAGCGCCGCCGCGCCTGTATGTCGCTGGACTGGAGCATCGCGCCGCCGCGTAACGCTACCGACCGCGAAAAGGAGATGGCCGCTGTTGCAACTGAATGGTTTGAAGACCTGCCTGACTTTGAAACGCTGGTCTTTGACATGCTCGATGCTGTGGGCCACGGCTTTTCGCCGATAGAAATCGAGTGGGATTTCTCAGACAAAACATGGTTACCGGGTAAGTTTCATAAGCGCCCGCAGCGCTGGTTTCAGACGCCGCAGTTTGACGGCAACATTATCAATCTGGTCGACGGAACGCTGGACGGCGCCACGCTTCAGCCGTTTGGCTGGGTATTGCATAAGCATCGGGCGAAAAGCGGCTGGCTGGCGGAGTCCGGGTTATTCCGCGTGCTGGCCTGGTCGTATTTGTTTAAAAACCTGTCCGCGCGTGACCTGGCTGAATTTCTGGAAGTCTACGGCCTGCCGATGCGCGTCGGTAAATATCCGGCGGGTTCTACGGAAGATCAAAAGATGGCGCTTATGCACGCCATTATCGATTTGGGACACAACGCGGGCGGCATCATGCCGGACGGCATGACCATCGATTTTCAGTCCGCCGCGCAAGGTCAGGTTGACCCGTTCCAGTTCATGATCGACTGGTGCGAACGGACGCAATCAAAAGTTATCCTGGGCGCGACGCTGACGTCTCAGGCCGATGGCAAGACTAGCACCAACGCACTGGGCAACGTGCATAATGAAGTCCGTCACGACTTAATGGCCAGTGATGCTGTACAGGTGGCCAGCACGCTGACGCGCGAACTGCTTTACCCGCTGTTAGTGCTGAACGGCTTCGGCGATATCACCCCGCGCCGTATGTGCCGCTTTAAATTCGACACGTCTGAACCTGATGACCTGACCGTCACCGCCGACGCGATCGACAAGCTGGTCACGGCGGGTATGCCTATCGGCCTGAAGTGGGCACGACAAAAGACCCGCATCCCTGAGCCGGAGAAAGGCGAAGCGATTCTGGTTAAGACCGGCATGATGCCGATCACCGCGCTGCAGCCGGTCGGCCTTTCGATGCTGTCACTGGCCGCGCTGGCCGCTGAACCACCGGCAAATAACAGCCTGTCGGAACAGGACGCTATCGATAACGCCCCGGATGCCATCGTTGATGCGTCGGCGAAAGCGATGTCCGCACTTTTAACGCCGTTGCTGGCGGCACTGTCACAGGGCAAAACGCCGGACGAAGCCCGCGCGGCCTTGTCTGATGCGTATCCGGCGCTTAACGATGACGAGCTGCGCCAACTGGTCGCCCAGGCTATCTTTGCCGCTGATATCTGGGGGCGTTTAAATGCCGGTTGATTTGGGTTTCGCCACCACGCTGGCCCCCGCCAAAGCGATTGAATACTTTGAATCGAAGGGATACGCGATCGGCTTTAACTGGCACGACGTGGAAGACAGCGCACACGCGACGGCGTTCACGGTGGCCGGGATACTCAAACAGGATGTGTTGGCCGATGTACAGAACGGTTTGGCGGATGCGCTAAAGAACGGCAAAACGCTGGCACAGTTTCAGGCCGAACTGATGCCGACGCTTGAACGTAAAGGCTGGATAGGCAAAGGGCTGAAGGCAGACCCGCAGACGGGAGAACTGGAAGGCAAGAAACTGTTGCCGTACCGGATGGAAACGATTTTCCGCACCAATATGCAATCGTCATACGCGGCGGGACGCTATCAGCGCATGATGGAAAACGTCGCTTTCCGCCCGTTCTGGGAATACGACGCGATCATGGATAACCGCACGCGCCCGGCCCATGCGGCGCTGAATAAGCGCGTGTTTCGTTTTGATGACCCCATCTGGGACGTCATTTTCCCGCCGAACGGTTACCGGTGCCGGTGCAACGTTCGCGCCCTGAATCAGCGGGAACTCGATAAACACGCCATCGGGCTGGAGTCATCAGAAGACCGTATGGAGTGGATAGAACAGCCCTATGGTCAGGACGACATGCGCCGCGTTCTGGCCTATCGCGACCCGAAAACCGGTAACATTTTCACACCAGATGCCGGTTTTCATCAAAACCCCGGTCGCGGTTATCTCAGCGGCCTGGGCGATCAGCTGTTACGCAAAGGCGATATCGTCGCCCCGCGCCTTGCCGCACTGGCCGCAGATGAAGTCATGAGCCAGCCGAAAATGTTGACGGAGTACACGCGCGACATTGCCGACTGGGTACGGATGGCCCACGCGGACACCCGCTTACAAAGCGAATGGCGTTATGCGGGCGCACTTAAACCGGCATTGCTTGACAGTCTCGCCGCGCAGTCGGTGAGCGCGGTTGTGCGTATCGAAGGTGAAACCCTGGGAAATGTTGAGCAATTGGATCCGGTCTGGTTACGTCTGCCCGCCTTGCTGGCCCATCCCGACGTTGTGCTGCAATCAGCCGACGGCACCGGATTTATTTACGTGATGGACAAGCTGACATCTCGCACGCCGCGCTTGTGTCAGGTGGCTATGAAAAACGGCGTGCCGGTTGTCAGCCATGCCGCGCCGCTGGCCGATGGCGATATTGCCGAACTTAAACGGTTACCGGTTTTGATGGGGAAATGGGCCGATGAGTGAATTCACGATTGACGTGCCTGACTCGCTGCGCGTGGCGCTTGAAACAATGGCTCGGCGTCTGACCCACCGCGTGCCGCTGATGCGGGCCATCAGTGAAGACATGCACGCCGCCGTGATGGAGAACTTCGAACAGCAGGGTCGCCCGAAGTGGAAGTCGATAGAACGCGCGGGCGAAATTCTGCAGTTAACCGGACGCCTCAAACGTTCCATTGATTCAGATTCAGACAACGATTCCGCCGTCGTCGGGACAAACGTCATTTATGCCAACATTCATAACCAGGGCGGCAAGACGCGCCCACACGTCATTCGTCCGCGCAATAAAAAAGCCCTGGCATTTGGCGGTCGCGTGGTCAAAAAAGTTAACCATCCGGGATCAGATATTCCTGCGCGTCCTTTTCTGACGATGACCGATGAAGACCTGGACGGCGTGACCCAGACAATTAACGATTACCTGTATCACGGCACCGGTTTAGACAAATGAATTTAAGCGCCTCTGACGCCCGTCAGGCGCTTATCGTATACAATGACCGCCCCAAACCCCATTCAACACCTTACAGCGCGATTTAAACGGCATTTAAATGGGGTTGCATGTTCGCCCCCGGTCGCTTATTTCTGTTAATCCTGTTTTCCCCTTCCTCCAGCCCCAAAATTACCCACTACGCCCCCGCAGGTAAAAACCTGTGCCTCACGACGTTACTGTTTCCCCGTTATCAATCAACGGGATTCAGGAAACGTGAAACAGCAACCGCGCCTTGCCGCATGTTCCATCGAGATTAAAGACGCCGGGCCGCGCGTTCAGCTTTTCCCCGCAGGCGAATTTCGCGCCGTGGACGGACGCCCGACCGATGCGCCTTTCTGGTTTCTCGATGCGACGCTGGCTAATGCGCTTATCGCCGCCGCTGATGCACGCCAGACCCCGTATTGCTTCGACTACGAACACCAAAGCCTGAACACCCAAAAGAACGGACAGCCAGCCCCCGCAGCGGGCTGGTTTAAAACCCTTGAATGGGTCGAGGGCATCGGTCTGTTCGCCACCGATGTTGAATGGACGGACGCGGCGAAAAGCATGATTGAAGCGAAGGAATACCGCTTTATCTCGCCGCTGTTCACCTACGGCAAAGACGGGGCTGTGCGCCGTCTGATTAATTCGGCGCTAACCAATACGCCCGCCCTGGACGGCATGGACGAAATCTTAGCCGCTGCATCACAAAACTTTGAATTTGAGGGGGAACCCGTGGACGAAATTTTAGAACAACTGCGCTGGATGCTGAATTTGCCGCTGTCGGCCAACGCTGACGACGTGAAGGCGGAGCTGGAAAAGCTGATCGCGAAACTGACCAACGGTCAAGGCACCGCCGCCGCCAGCATTGACCTTGTGACGTTTGTGACGTCGGACGCGCAGAAAGACGAGCAAATCGCCGCACTGTCTGCCCAGGTGCAAACCCTGACGACTCAGTCACCTGACCCGTCGAAGTTTGTGCCGCTGGCCACCGTGGAACAACTGCAAACCCAGATGGCCGCACTGACCGCTCAAATCAATGGCGGCCAGGTTGACGGACTGATTACCGCTGCACTCAGCGACGGGCGTCTGAATCCGGCGATGGAAGACTGGGCGCGCGACCTGGGAAAAAAAGACCTGTCTTACCTGAAAACCTATCTGGATAAGGCCCAGCCAATTGCGGCGTTAAACGGATTACAGACCAACAACGCCCCGAACCGCCCGCAGCAGCGCGAAGAACTGGACGCGGATTCGCTGGCGATTTGTAACGCGTTTGGCAATGACCCGAAAGACATCGCCAAAGCACTCAACGGCCAGGGGGAATAAACGATGGCAGCAACAACCGAAGACCGCAACACGCCATACCGTGATTGCATCCTGACACCGGTTCCGGTGGCAAAAGGTGAAGTTATCCCGGCTGGCGTCATTGTCTGCGCCAGTGCGACGGGCTACGCCGTGAACGGCACCGCAGCACTTGGGCTGGCTTATCTGGGCCGTGCTGAAGAACGTGTCGACAATAGCGCGGGCAATGACGGTGACCAGGCCATCATCGTGCGCAGCCATAAGGCGTTTTGCTGGGAAAACGACGGCAGCGTGACCCAGGCCAATATGGGCAAACGCGCGTACATCGTTGATAACCAAACTGTCGGGGCAACGGACGGCAGCGCAGAAAAGGACGGCGACACCCCCGCAGTTGCCGCCAGCCGCAGTCAGGCGGGCACCATCATCATGATCGACACAGACGGCGTCTGGGTTTACTAAAAGGAGTTTCACATGCTTGTTAATGCATCCAATTTAAAGGCGATTTTCGTCAACCTGAAAACCACCTTTAACAACGCGTTCGCCGATACGCCCACGCAGTGGGACAAGGTCGCGACGCTTGTGCCGTCCACCAGCAAATCGAACGATTACGCCTGGCTAAACAAATTCCCGCGTATGCGTAAATGGATTGGCGACAAACAGGTTAAAGCCCTTGCCGCCAGTGACTACACGCTGAAAAATGATGACTACGAAGCCACTGTCGAAGTCGCCCGCAACGATATCGAGGATGACCAGTTAGGCATCTATGCCCCGCAGGCGCAAGACGCAGGTTTTTCAGCGAAGCAATGGCCCGATGAACTGGTATTTGAGTTGCTTAACATTGCGTTTAAGGCGAAATGTTACGACGGAAAACCATTTTTCAGCGATAAACACGAAGTCGGCAAACTGACCTATTCCAATATGGGCAACGCGCCGCTGTCGATTGAAACGCAGGCCGCCGCGAAAGCGTCCTACGGTGCCGCGCGTACACAGATGCGTAAATTCAAAGACGATGAAGGTCGTCCGTTGAATATCCGCCCGCGCCTGCTGGTGGTGCCACCGGCACTGGAAGATACGGCGAATGCCCTGATGACCGCCGAACGCCTGGAAGATGGCAAAGACAACCTTTACAAAGGCACCGCCGAAGTGTTGGTCGTTGACTGGCTCACGTCCGACACCGCCTGGTTCCTGCTGGATACATCGCGCCCGTTGAAGCCACTGATTTTCCAGCAGCGCAAAAAGCCGGTGTTTGTTTCACAGACCGACATGAACGCCGACGACGTCTTTATGCGAGGCATGTACAAATTCGGCGCTGAAGCACGCGGCGTGGCAGGCTTTGGCTTCTGGCAAATGGCATACGGTTCAACCGGCACAGGGGCGTAAGGCATGTACGCGACCGGCGATGACATGATTGACCGCTTCGGCGAACGTGAGGCCCGGACATTGTCCGACCGTGAGTTTGAAGGCATACCCGACATAGACGTCTTAAACCGCGGGTTGTCGACAGCTACCGACGAAATCAATGGCTATATCGCCGGGCGCTATACCTTACCGCTTCCCAAATTGCCGCCAATTTTAAAAGGTATTTGCTGTGATATTGCCCGCTACCGTCTGACCGGTACGGAAAGGACGTGCAGCGATGAAATCCGTGAACGCTATCGCGATGCTATCCGTTATCTGGAAGGTGTCGCCAGCGGCAAAGTCTCGCTGGGCGTCTTTGCCGATACCGGCGCGGCGGTGCCTTCGGCGGGCAGCAGTGTCGCGTTCTTTTCAGGCTGCAAAAACTGGTCGCGGCTCTCAACAAACGGCGGGGGTTACTGATGATTACATTAACTGAAAACGCCATCGTTGAACGTCTTCGCCTCGGTCTGGGCAAAATGGCCAATGAGGTGAACAGCTACGGCGGCGAACTGGAAGACATGGGCGCGATCGTTCACGTTCTGCCAGGCGTCTGGGTCACGTTTCTGGGTGTTCAAGGTTCTAAACCCGTCAGCACCCATCGAAACAAGTTCTATGTCACCGGGCGCTTTTCTGTGATGGTCGCTTGTTACAACGTCCGCGAAGAAGCGGCCCGCCGTCAGGGTGGCCCGATGGGTATCAATCGCGACGAACCCGGTTCAAATCTTTTGATCCGCAGCATTCGCCGGTTGCTGACCCGTCAGGACTTCGGCCTGAAGATTGAACCGCTGATGCCTGGACGCGTGCGCAATTTGTTTAATTCCGCCCTGAACCATAAAGCCCTGTCGGCTTATGCCTGCGAGTTTGACACCGTCTGGGTCGAAGAAGCCTTGGATAATGGCCGCTGGCCCGCCCCGGAATCGGAAGTCGAAGACGATTACGCCTTCGCCTATTTCGGCGGAAAACTCGATAAGCCGTGGCCGATGCACGAAAGCACTGGGCTGGCCTATCGGTTCCCAGGGCAAAACGTCACCGTGGCTGAAGACATTCTGGAGACAAAAAAAGATGAGCAAGATTAGCGTCATTGCGCGTACCGGGCTGAAAGTCCCCCGCGAAGATAACCCGCGTAAATACATCGACGATAAGACGCCGCTGGACGTTGAACACAGCGCGTACTATCGCCGCCGCCTTCGCGAAGGTGACCTGGTGCGCGTAACTGAATCGGAGAGAGTCGCCCCTAAACCCGCAGCAGCGGCCCCGGCAGTAACTGCATCTAAACCCGCAGCAAAAGCCACAGACTCAACCAGTGATAAGGCGGCGTCATGAGTAATATTGCATTTACCGGCATCCCGACCACTACACACAAACCGGGAAAATATTTTGAGTTTAACTACACGATGGCGTCACGGGCGCTGGCGACCAACGATCAGCTGTTGGCCATCATTGGACAACGCACGGCGGGCGGAACCTCTACCGGCAATCCGACACCGGTGAACGTCTTCAGTGCAGATGAGGCGGCGGTATTGTTCGGTCGAGGGTCACAGGCGCATCGCATGGCGAAAGCCGCGATAAACGCTAACGGCTATCTGCAATTGGCGGTTGTCGGAATTGATGACGATGCGGCGGCGGTAGCTGCGACCGGGTCGTTGCTGTTGTCCGGCACGGCCACCAGTTCTGGCCAGGTACGTTTAACGGTCTGTATGACAATGGTGTCCGTCGCGGTTGCAACCGGCGATAAAGCGGCGGATTTGATGTCCGATCTTGCGGTTGCCATCAATGCCGAAACCGATTTGCCTGTTACGGCAAAAGTTAGCGATATCCCTGACCCGAACAGCACCGCAGAAAACCCGCCCACGGTCAAAGCCGTTGTGCTGACGGCAAAAAACAAAGGTGCCGCCGCCAATGAAATCGGCATTTTCAGTTCTATTTCGGCAACGGGTCTGACCGGTCTGTTGGGCAAGATGAGCGGCGGCGAAGGCGACCCCGACATCGAAGATGCCCTGGCGGCAATCTATAGCGCCGGTCATACCATGCTGATTTCGCCGTACACCACCAGCGAAGCATTAAGTGCGCTGGCGACCCATCTCGATAAGGTGTCCGGGCCACTGGAACAGCGCGGAGCGATTGGCGTGACGGGCTGGAATGGCACGCTGGCGGCGGGTACGACGCTCACGAACGCGATTGATTCCGCACGCGTTACCACCGGCTGGTACAACGTCTCGGCGTTACCGAATGGAGAGATTGCAGCGATTTATGCCGCCATCATCGCGTCAGAATCCGACCCGGCACGCCCGCTGAACACGCTGGCACTCATCGGCATTGATATCACGGCACAGCAAAACAGGCCGGGTCGCACCGAACAGGAAAACGCGCTGGCCAACGGTCTGACGCCGTTTGAAGTGGTCGGCAGTTCCGTGCAAATCGTGCGGGCTATTTCGACCTACGTGAAGAACGCCGAAGGCGTGACTGACCGGTCGCTGATGGATATCACCATCATCAGGTCACTCGATTACATTCGCCTGGCGTGCCGCACCCGAATCAGTCAGCGCTTCCCGCGCGAAAAGCTGACCGACGCCAAGCTGTTGCGCATCCGTTCGGAATTGCTCGACGTGCTTTATGTGCTGCAAGACCTGGAAATTGTCGAGAACGTCGACGCGTACAAAGACCAGCTAACGGTCGTGCGAAACGCTCAGGACGACACGCGCGCCGATGCCACCATCCCGGCCCCGGTCGTGCGCGGTCTGCATATTTTCGCCGGTCTTATTTATCTGCTTTAAAGGGGGATTTTCATGGCCATTGAATACACAGGCTCGATTGTCCTGGAAGTGAACAGCCAGGAAATCGAAGTCACCGAATTTAACCCGCGCGAAACCACCGGTAAAAAACTGGTGAAGACGATGAACAGCGCCGGGCGCGCTAAAGGGTACTCAAACGGTATCGCCACCTGGGAACTGAGCATCACCGCTGTCGTTCCTGTCAGCCAGAAAGTGAACTGGGCGGCCATTGCGGGCGCGAAAATGACGCAATACCCGTTGTCGGATACCGGCACCCGCACCACATACCAGGACGTTTTCGTGACGGAAGTGGGCGAACAATACAGCGTCGACAACGAAGCGCGCATCAATATCACCGCATTTGCATTAAACAAGGTTGAGGAATAACAGCACATGGAAAACCAGAATAAAACTGCGCACAGCTTCACCCAGTCCGGCACGCTCTCAGTCGGCGTTCTGTTCGAAGGTAAGTTACATCAGGATTTCACCGTGCGGCTGTCGACCGTGGGCGATGAAATTGCCGTTATCGAAGACGGGGTTTCTGAAACGGGTCAAAACCTTGCCGTTCTGGTGCGTTCAATCGTTGCGCTGGGTGATATTCCCCCGGAGGCGATCACCTATGAACTGTTGAGTGATGAACTCGACATTGATGATTACCGCGAATTGAAAGCGGCCCAGGCTGAAGCGAAAAAAAAGCGCAACGCGCTGAAAGACAGCTTAGGGACTACCGACGCGCCATTATCAGGCTCGGCGAATACGGCATCAGCGAAGAAAGACTCAAAACCCTTAACGCTATAGAACTGGCGGGCCTGTTCGACGCGATCAACTGGAAAGAAAATCCGAAAGAATGGGCCAAACAGAACGATAAAAAAGTGGTCAGCCGTCGTCGCAAGCGCCCAGGCGCTGCGCGGCGGTCTTCCCCCTCACGACATAACCGGAAATAATCAATGGCTCGCGAATTCGACACACAAATCAAATTTGGCGTGACTGACAACGCGACGCCCCGTATCCGTTCCCTTTCAGAAGAATTTCGCCGGATGCAAAGCGCCCGCGAAACTCTGGGGGTACGCTCTGAACGTAATATACAGCGTGAAATTACACGCACCACCGCCGCCTACAACCGCATGGAGCGCAGCGGCGTTTTGTCTGCAAATGAACAAACCCGCGCTTATGAGAAAATGCAGTCAAAGGTCGCTGGGCTACGTCGCGAACTGGAAGGCGCAGAGCGTCAGCAACGTCAGTTTGGTAAGGGTTTATTGTCCATCGGGGCTGGCGTTGCAGCGGGGGCGATGACCTTACGCAAACCCATTACTGACCAGATGAGCCTCAGCCATGCAGAAGCGGAGCTGGCTAACATTGCGTTCAAGGACCGTGACGTTGCCGGGCGTATTGCTGGGAAAAAGGAAATTGACCAGGCATTGCGCACGGCTTTACGTGAAGGCGGTACGCCCGAAGAAGGCATCGGCGCGCTGACCTCGATGATCCGAACCGGCATGGATTTCAACCGTGCGCGTGAATTCCTGCCGGAAGTTATGCGCAACGCGACGGCCACCAACTCATCACCCATCGCGATGGCCAACCTTGCCGCCAGTGCGGAAAATTTCGGGTTAAGCAAAAAAGACGCCACCACCGCGCTGTCGGTCACGACCACGGCAGCACAGAACGGGCGTGTTGATGTGCCAATTCTGGCCAGCGAATTACCCCGCGCCCTGGAAGCGGCAAAATCAGCCGGTTTCCGGGGTCAAAAAGGTTATGCACAGGTTGCAGCACTCTTTGAAGCGTCCGCGCTGGGTGCCGGTTCACCGGAAGAAGCCGCCACCAATGCCAACGACCTGTTAGCCGAACTGACGTCCTCAAACCTGGTCAATAATGCAAAACGCCTAAAAATCCGGGGCAAAGGCGTCGATATTCAGGCGCTTGAATTAGCGGACGCCAAGCAAGGTCTGACACCGCTGGACACCACAAACAAAGTGGTCGATTCCGCGCTGAAGTATGACCCAAACTATCAGCGCCTCACCAAGCAGCTGGCTGGCACGCATGACGAGGCAGCACGAGAACGCATCGAATCACAGCGCGACCTGATTGAAGGTGGCTATGTATCGCGCCTGTTCCCGAACCAGCAGGCCCGAAATGCGTTTCTGAACCTGCGCCGTCAGCGCCCATATTTCCAACGGCTTCAGGATGAAGAAATGGAGCAATTCCACCTTCCTGACGGTCACCGTTCAGCCGACCTGGATTATGGCCTGATCCAACAAGAGCCAGAATTTCAGTTGCACCAGGCTGAAAACGCCAAACTGTTCGCTACAAACGACGCCGTTGCCCCTCTGTCTAAAGCCCTGGGCAATGTCGCGGAAACCGGGGCCAAACTGGCCGACGAATTCCCACGCGTCAGCACCGCCGCCGCAGGTGCCGCTGTGGCCATCACGGCGCTGGGTGCCGCCGCAGCGGCTAAAGCGGGCGTCGGCATGATATTAGGCGGCGGCGCGGCTGATGTTGCCGGAGGTGCCGCAGGGGGCGCAGCGGCTAAGGGGCTATTGTCCAGGGCGTGGGGATTGACCAAAGGCGGACTGTCTAAAGGAAAAAACCTGTTCAAGCCGGGCAGCCTGTTAACGGGGGCCGGGCTGTATGCCACCGCGTCAGCGGGCAATGATGTAGTAGGCATACTCCAGGCAATGGGGGAAGGAAAAACCTATAACGGCATAGCGGGCAATAACAGCGAAATGGGCGAACTGAACCGCCTGAAAATGGAGAACATGCGCGCGAATGGCACTGCGTTACCGGCACTCGATACAATAAACCGCTGGTCTTCAGCCAGCGTGCTGCCGCCCGGTGTCGGCCCGCAGCCAGACCCTTCGCCCGCTGCGCCGCAGCCTATTAACCTGACCGTGCAACTTGATGGCCATGAAATCGCAGCAACGGTACAGCAACGCATGGAACGGGACAGCCGGAGGCAATAACGATGGCCGACATCATCAAACAAATCGCCGGGGCGCTCGGTATTGATTTACTGGAAACCGCGTCTTTTCGCGGCGTGACGTTCGACTGTTTGTCAACGTCTGACACGCTGGAAAAAGACGTCGTCACCTATACGTTCCCCTACCGCAACGGGGCTGAAGTCGAAGATCAGGGCATGAAAGCGATGACGTTTCGCATCACCGCACTGTTCTGGGGGGACGACTATCAAACGCAGTTAAAAGGGTTTTTAAAGGCAGCAAAGGAAAGCGGCGCGGGGGAACTTATCCATCCGATGTGGGGGTCAATCCCGAAAGCGCAGCTGGTTAACGTCGGCATCGAACATGAAATTGAACCCCTGAATGCGGTGACGGTTGAACTCAATTTTATTGAGGCCACTACGGAACAGGCACTATTCACTGAGGCTTACGCCGAAAGCCTGACCGACACGGTGAATGGGCTGACTGACGGGATGCTGGGCAGTAGCGCCGCCGCGTTCGCCGACGCCGTCAACACGCTAAACACCGTCAAACAGGACGTTGCCCGCGTAACCAATATCCTGTCTACGGCGCAATACGTGATAACCAGCCTGGAAGACAACATCAAAACAACGGTCGGCAGCACGCTGGATTTATTGTCCTATCCCGGCGTTTTCGTCAACGACGTTAAATCACTGATGACTACCTTCACCGATTCGTTAAGCCTGGTCAGTTCAACGGTAATGTCAGATTTTGAAGCCACCCAGGCATTGTGCCTGACGGCTATCGCTCTGCCTGACAAACTTGCCAGTATGCAGAATTTTAGTGCCAGTTCATCGGGCGATGGTGTTTTCGCTTCACCGTTAACGCGTGCCAGCATCATGCCGCAGTCCGACCGCAGGCTGGTCACGCAGACAACGCGCCTGACTGTTGTGACCGAACTGGCGGAAGTCGCCAGCGATATATTCCTGACGCAAAGCACAGAACCGACGCTGTCAACGCAGCAGGTGGAACGCCTGGCGAACAGCGTGCGTTCAGTTATTGAAGACGCCATCATCGGGCAGCGTGAAATCATTGCCGACAAAATCAGCGATGGTATCAGTGATGGCAATACCACGGCGGACACCGACGTCGACACCTCGCTGATTAGCCAGCTTCAGGCGCTGGCCTACAGCGTCCAGGCACAGGCTCACAGCCTGATTTTAACCTTACCACCGCTGGTGACGCGCAGCGTGACGCGCGCTTGCAATATTCATTTGCTGGCGTTCGACTTGTACGGTGATGCGGGCCGCGCCGACGAACTGGTGCGCCTCAATCCCGCGATGCAAAACCCCAATGCGTTAAAACCCGGAGACGTGCTGAATGCCTTCGCAAAATGATGACCGGCTTTCGCTTCGCGTGGCCGGAGTTTCACACAACGACTGGCTTGATTTTGAAGTAGATTCTGATTTGCTTACCCCGGCAGATGCCTGGAGCGTGAGCGTAGGGCTTTCATCGGGCACGTTACCCGCCGAAGTGGTCGAAGGAGCCAGAGCGGAATTGTACGCCGGGAATGATTTGATCATGACCGGGCGAATTGACGAAATCGACCAGAACGTCACCCCCAAACAACACACGATCACCTTGTCCGGGCGTGATTTAGCCGGATGGCTTGTCGACTGTTCGGCCCCGGTATTTACGGCGCGCGATATGTCGCTGACGGAAGTGATCGCCCAGGTCATAAAGCCGTTCGGTATCACGAAAATCGACATACGGGCTGAAAGCAGCAAAGCGCCGAAAAAATTCAGTATTGAACCCGGAGAAAGTGCCTGGGGCGCGCTGACCAAGACCGCTGAAGTGTCCGGCCTGTGGCCGTGGATGGCCCCGAACGGCACGCTGATTGTCGGTGGGCCGGACTACACCACGCCCGCCGTCGACACGCTGGTCATGAAACGTGACGGGCCGACCAATAATTTGATGGCGCTTTGGGCACGTCGCAGCATCAATGAACGGTTTTCAGAAACAACCGTACTGGCACAGGGTCACGGCTACGGCAAAGAGAACGGCAAGCATGACCGGCGCAGCACGGCCACCGATACCAGCATGACATTTTATCGCCCACGCATCGAAGTTTGCGGCGATTCTGACGATGACGCTGAAGTGCAGTTCAGGGCGAAAAAATTACAGGCCGACGCTCGTCTGAACGCCTTTTCAATGACCGCCACCGTGAAAGGGTTAAGAACTGCGTCCGGGGTCTTATGGGAGCCAGGCCAGCGCGTTCATGTTAAAAGTGAACCCCACGATATCGACGGGATCTTCTTCCTGATGCACCGTCGTTTTCGGGGCGGGCGCAACACACCGCGCGTCACACTGTTAACCCTGGTCGAAGACGGGGTCTGGTTGCCTGACGCTTATCCGAAGAAAAAACACAAACGTAAACGCAAGGGCAAAGCGGGCTTGTGGGAAAACTGGGAGAGCATCAACAATGGCTGATATCAGCACCATTATCGACCGGCGCATCGGTAAAGCCATGAGCGGTGTGCGACGCGCCTTTCGCGGTGTGTTGACCCGCATCACATCGGCAAACGGTATTCAGACAACGCAGGTGTCCGGGCTTGCCGGGGAAACCCTAGAAGACGTAGAAATGTTCCAGCAATACGGTCTGACATCCGTCCCGCCAGAAGGCACGATGGCCGTCGTTCTACCGCTCGGCGGCAAAACGACACACGCCATAGTGATCGCCACGGAGAATGGCAGCTATCGCGTGCAGGCGCTGGCGTCTGGCGAAGTAGCACTCTACACCGATGAGGGGGCCAGCATTGTGTTAAAACGTAATAAACTGATTGCGGTCACCTGTGACGACTATCAGGTCAACTGCAAACGCTACAGCGTGAACGCTGAAGAATCTGCGCAGTTTGACACGCCAACGCTGACGGCCAGTCAGGAAGTTATCGCCGAAGGGCAAATCAGCGGCAACGGTGGCATGGCCATCAAAGGGGGTAAAGACGGCGCGACGGCGACGTTTACCGGCAACGTGCAGCATTCAGGCGGCACTATCGACACCAGCGGCGACGTCGTGATAAAAGACATTCCAATGGGTGAACACAAACACCAAACGCCTGACGGCCTTTCTGAAGGCCCGCAAGCCGGGTAACGCTCATCACCTCCAGCGGCCTTTGTGCCGCTTTTATTTTGCCACTACGCCCGCGTAGGTCACCCCCCGCACAACATCCGCATAATCTTGTCCGCATGGACGCACTGATTGATTCTCTGACCGGCGATTACACCGGGACACGCACCACCACACTGTCGAACGCGGTTTATATCCGGCTTGAAACGCCGCTGGGCAGTTACTGGGCCGACCCGACGCTGGGGTCGAAATTGCACCTTTTAGCCCGCGCTAAAGACCTGACCAGCGTTCACCGCCGCGCGGTGCAATACACCGAACAGGCGTTAGCGCCGTTGCTCGATGACGGGCGCGCGACGTCTGTCACGGTCACGCCAAGTAATCCGCAGGATGGCTGGTTATTGCTGACCATCGTGGTCGTCCAGGCCAACGGCGTGACGGAGACATTCACGCACCCGGTAAAGGTTATTTAAACAGGATTTAACGTGGCACATACGACACCGGTTTTAACTGACATTAGCGGCACGCTGTTACGCGACATCGGAAATCAGCTTCCCGATGCTGATGTGAGCAAAGACAGCGATTTTGCCGTGCGTGCTAATTCGGTGGCCAGTGCGATTTATGGCCTGTATCAGCATCAAAAATGGATTGTCCGCCAGATGTTCCCGGACACCGCCGATCATGATTATTTAGTGTTGCACGCCAGGACGCGAAACCTGTCGCAGAAACTGGCGACGAACGCGGGCGGCAAAGCCCTGTTTACGGGCACAGCCAACGCGAAGCTGGCGTCCGGCCTGCAATTCAGGCTACAGGGCACCGGCACGACGTACCAGACTACCGCAGCGGGCACCATCGGCGCAGACGGTACGGCAACCATTCCCGCCCGCGCCCTGGTGGCCGGAACGGCGGGGAATCTGACAGCGCAAGCGACATCAACGTTAATGACGACGCCTTCCGGGGTTGACGGCACCGTGACGGTGCTGACCATGACAGGCGGGACGGAAGACGAGACGGATTCCGAACTTTTGGCACGATTGCTGGAGATTATCCGCCGACCCGCAGCCGGGGGGAATAAGTACGATTATCACACTTGGGCGGTCAGCGTCAGCGGCGTCACAGAAGCTTACGTCTACCCGTTGCGCCGGGGTTACGGCACCGTTGATGTCGTTATCACGTCGGCTGATGGTTTACCGTCAGAAAACACTATCGCCGCCGTACAGGCATACATCGACGATCAGCGCCCGGTGACGGCAAAAAATACACTGATTCTGGCCCCGACCGTTATCACGACTGACGTGAAAATTAACGTAAGGCGCAGCACAGAATTAAGCCTGGACGAGGCAAAGGCGCAGATTCAAAGCGTGGTGACAAACTATTTCAACCGTCTGGCACCGAGCGAAACCGCCGTGCGGTCGCAGATTGGCGCGCTGGTTTCCGATATTGCCGGGGTTATCGATTACGACATCGTGACGCCAGCGGCGAACGTGGTGCCGAAGGTCGATGCGACGACAGTTGAATGGGTTCGCGCGGGCACGATAAGCGTCGGTGATATGGCATGACACACGACGAATATACCGACCTTTTATTCGCACTGTTGCCCCAAGGCGTTTATAGCCACCAAGGCAAAAGGCTACGCGCCGAACTGATGGCTGAAGGCAGTGCGCTGGAAACGGTTGAACGCAAAGATAAAGACGTGCTGAACGCCGTTACGCCGTTTAATGCCCCGCCTGCATTGCTGGCGGATTATGAGCGGCTTTATCAGTTGAGCACCAGCGGTTCAATGACGCTTCAGGCACGCCGGCAGCAGGTTTTAGCGGCAATGAATGCAACCGGAGGACTTAGCCGGGATTATTTCATCAACCTGGCTAGATCACTGGGTTATGACATCACGATCAGCGAGCCTGAACCCTTTCGCGCAGGTGTTGGCCGTGCCGGTGATCGCATCTGGACGCCCGAAATTATCTGGGTCTGGATAGTGAATATCTCAGGGCAACAGGTGCCGGTCTATCGCTTCCGCGCTGGCAGTTCGCTGGCGGGTGAACGTTTAACGACGTATGGCGAAAACCTGATTGAGAAGATATTCCAGGATTTAAAACCGGCGCATACACAAGTTGTATTTAATTATGGTGAGTAACAGACGATGAAAGACGTAATTAATCCCATTGATACCGATTCCGGCTTATTCCAGGACGGCGACCCGGCAACGGGTACAGAAGGGACAATCGTCTCGGCAAAATGGCTGAACGATATGCAGGCGGCGGAAATAAGCACGCAAAAAGAAATCATCAGCATTTTAACAGAAGCGGGATTAAAACCTGATGCAGCTGCTACCAATCAATTATTAACGGCTATTAAAGCAGTATTAACTACGGGCTTGAAGGGGGCATTGCTTTCGGAAAATAACCTGTCCGACCTAAATGACGTTGAGGATGCGCGTAAAAATCTGAAATTGGGAAAACTTGCGTTATTAGACCGCCTCACCGCTGGCGATGTCGGTGCATTACCTATTACGGGTGGGAACTTAACCGGAATAATAAGTTCAAGTGAAGAAATCCGCTCTACACATGACAATAGCTTTCGCATGGTGAATGGTGATCGTGGCACATTTTGGAGGCTGGATACCAATAGTCTTTATCTCCTGAAAACCAATTCGGGTGATTGGTTAGGCAGCTATGACGCCACGCGCCCTATACGCGTTGATTTAGCGACGGGTGATGTCTATATCAATGAAAACAAACCTTACAGCAACGCTAATAAACCAACGGCAGAAGATATTAACGCCATCACCCGTGATACATGTGATTCCGCCGGATTTGTGGCTGCTGATGTTAATAACCCATATATGCGGCACACGCCATCAGGCAGCATTGTTGTAATTGCCCCAAGAAACTGGGTAAATGACGAAATTGCAGCAGCGCGAAATTGGGCAAATGGCGATTTACGAAATGATATTTACAACTGGTGCCGTCAGAGTTTTGTAACAGCCGTTAGATTAGGTAGCGAACGTGTCCAAGCATCAACTAACGACAGCGGCGGCGTGATTAGCTTAGGCGGTGGTGAACTTTTCACAGGTGCTGCTGGTACCGGCGGTTCAGACTTCAATGAAGCACAGTGGCGTGTAAGGCAGCTTCAATATTATATAAATGGTCAGTGGGTTGCGGCAGGCTCGATCTAAGGAAACAGAACATGATTATCATGAAAAACTTCACGGCAAAAAATGTTGATCACGACGGAATAATTATTTGTATAGCCACGGATGAAAAAGGTGCTGATTGGTATGAATCTCAAAAGAACTTTGCGGACGATACCTTAAAAATCATATTTAACTCTGCTGGGGTGATTGTCTCAATGAGCCATGATGTTTCAGCACTCTGGCCAGCGGGCAATTCCGTAGCGGAAATTGCCGCCAGTGATGTTCCTGATGGTGTAGATATTAGCGGTGCATGGGTTTTCGATGGTAAGAAGATTACTCAGCGGATTTATTCTGGTGAAGAACTTATCGCGCAAGCGACGAATAAACGCGATTCGCTGATGGCGGTAGCCACTTCTGCCATTGCGCCGTTGCAAGATGCTGTCGATATTGGCAGTGCGACTGATGCTGAAGTTGAATTACTCAAACAGTGGAAAACATACCGGGTAGCTTTAAATCGCTTAGATTTAACGACAGCACCGAATATTAAATGGCCTGAAAAACCTAACTTTAAATAAAGGATAACGCCATGAACTTACTTTCATGGGCTAAACCCTTTTTCACCCCTAAAGCAAACGAGGATTTAAAAATGGCAGATATTAAAGATATTGTGACCCACGAACTGGTAAAAACGGCGCTGCGTTCTGATGCTGTGACTTCAGCAATTAAAGCGCAGATTAAAAATACTTTGGATGCGCAGATTGACGCGGCGGTTGACGCTGGCCTGACTGATATTTTGGGGGAAGCTACGCCGGAGGGGCAACAGTAGGCATAATTGATTAATACATCGGCCCCAGAGAAGCTGGGGCCATCGACAGATTTAATACTTAACAATTTTGATAAAATGCCTTTTGCACATAAGCCATAATATTCTTTTTAACTTGATGGAAAGAGGCCGATTTTTTCGCAGCTTATCCCAGATTTGGTCTTTTACATGTGTAAGGGAAGGATTTTCTGAAGATGTGCAGATCGTCGAAGCACAAGCCAGTTCAGAATGCACAATGACGGGGGGGATGACGGCGTAAACATTGCAGATAGAATACTCATTAAAAAGGTGCCAGCGGTCTGCTACCATCCAGACGGGATAAAGAGCCTTCAGTGCCTTCTTTGCCGCTTGGTGATTAATAACATAGCCATCCGACATACAAGCCTCAATCACCGGATACACGCCATGTTTCTGGTCGATACGGGAAAGACATTTATCCTGATATTGAAACGTTTCTGTTAATAGCGTAATGATCGGTTTTTTACTGATAACGACTTTATCGAGTTTTGCTAACACATCAGCAATATCAGGCATTAATTTTGCGTCATCTTCCAAAATAAGCGCACTGCTGATACCCCTTTCGCACATAAGACGATATGTCTTGATGTGACTAAGTGCACAACCTATTTCGCCAGGCCTACAAGCATAATTTAGATCACGAGTATGCCGTTTTATCTCCGCTGGGCTTAATAGCCGTCCGTCAACAGCGTCAATAAATTCATAATCTAACCTGTGTTCAATACATTGTTTTTCAATATTTTTTCTACGTTCCACTGAGCGTTTCAGATTGATGATAAAGACTTTCATTTCACTAACATCCGTTGTTTGTACTTAAGGGAAATTGTGATTGTTACATACCGAAATTAAACCGCAGGTATTTGCGGCTATTTTGGTTTTCATTTCCAATTGTTCTAGCAGATCGATATCACTCTATTGATCGTTCAAACCGATCGATGTAATTGTCTGAACTAATCAGGAGGCCATTTTGAACGCGCCAATAGTTCCCTGGATGGGAGGAAAACGTAGGCTGGCAAAGCATCTCTTACCGCTATTCCCAGTCCATGATTGCTACGTTGAGCCATTTTGCGGTGGTGCCGCTTTATTCTTTATGAAGGTGCCATCAAAAGTTGAAGTGCTGAACGACATTAATGGCGACATCGTTAATCTCTATCGAGTCGTTCAGCACCATTTAGAGGAATTGATAAGACAGTTTAAGTGGGCGCTAACAAGCAGGCAGATATTCGAATGGGAGAGAGATACCAATATAGAACGACTGACAGACATACAGCGTGCGGCCCGTTTCTTCTACCTGCAACACATGGCATTCGGTGCGAAAGTCACCGGTCAAGCCTTCGGTGCTTCAGCTACCCGCAACACCACCATTAACCTGATGCGCATTGAGGAAAAGCTCTCAACGGCCTGGACGCGGCTTAATCGTGTGGTTATCGAACATCTCGATTGGCAAGACGTAATCGAGCGTTACGACTGCAAAGGGACGTTTTTCTATCTTGATCCACCTTACTGGAAGACTGGTGGTTACGGCGTTCCCTTCGGGCTTGAGCAGTATCAGGCTATGGCGACACTTGCAGGTTCTATGGCGGGTAAAGTCATCATCTCAATAAACGATCATGAAGATATGAGGAAGATCTTTGCTGACCTTCATATTCAGGGGGTCACGGCCAGATACAGTGTTGGGGACAACCGACAAAAAGCGGGTGAGATGATTATCAGGAATTTTTAGCCGCATTCATGATGTTTTATCGTGCGAATGATTTGGCACAGTGACAAATCTTAGGTTTAAACGCCCTTTATGAGTGTCAAACCTGACGCGATTTAGTGCCAAATCGTTCGCCGCGCTACACCTTTCTGCAACTCAAATGATTTGGGGTATAAGTATTGATGACATAAAAAAGGCTCCCGAAGGAGCCTTTAGCAGACAGCAATTTTCTTACGGTTGCTGTGAATTATTCAGTGTCAGCATCAATCCTTCACGGCGCA